AGGTATGCAGCATATAGTTCACCCATACGAGGCAATGCCTTGTTTGTGCGTAGTGATACAACAGCGTTACGGATATCCGCAACTGTCATTGTGTCTACTGGTAGAACTGTTGCTGATGATGTTGGAGTAGTTCCTGTTGGACCGTTTGAGTAGATCACGTTGGTACCTGCGGACAGGACCTGACCTACAACATTGTCAATAGAATCTGCTGCGTTGTACGCGATGATGTCAGCAAGTGCTGAATCAACGTCGTTGAATGAAGTTAGGTTTAACTTCTTTGTTGTTGTAACTGCTGAACCGTATTCGTTCAGTGTTACTGTAACCTGTGATGGGTTACCTAATGCAATGCTTGAAACATCTGATGATTCTGTCAATGTAGAAGTAGCCTGAGCCAAATCTGAGTAGATTGAGAATACAACTGATGATCCTGGCATTGCCTGTTGTACTGGCTTAACATCTGCAAGTGAGCGCATAACAGGAATGGAACGTAGTGCCATTCTTACATACTGATCGTATGCTGCTTGTACTAAATTGCTGATGCTAGACGTGGTAGTTGGACTACCTGCTGGAATTGCCATTAGGTCTAGCCTTTCGTTAGGATCGGATTAGAGTCCAGACAACCTAATAACATCGTCCAGTTCTTCTCTGCTATTTGCATTCATAAGTTTCTGCATAATGTTGTCGTTGTGTTCAGGAGAAACTCCTGTTTCGACAGTATTAGTCATACGCTTATATGCAGCAGCATCGGCTGGATTTACATTAGGTGTTGCCTGGGTTTGGTTAATTTCAATACCGAATACATCGGCATAGTCTTCTAACCATTTAGATACAGACTCTTCAGTTGGGTCTATATCCTGTGGGATAAATGCAGCAATTTTGCCGTTTACCCCGCGACTTGCGAGGGTATCTTTGATTGCTCGTTCACGTTGCGCCTTTGAGAGGTTTGTTAGAGCAGATTCTTTTTCGCTCAGTTCCTTCTCTTTTGCTTTTAATTGCTTACGCAGTTGTTTTACAAGGTCATTTCCGCTGTCTTCAAAACTGAAGTCATCGTCCTCGTAGTCATAGTTGGACATAGGTCCTTCTCCCATTCTTTGTTAGATTGACGCAAGCCTCACATTCATCTTGGGGGAGATGGTGTGGCTCTTGCTACTGGTTTTGTTATCACTCCAATGGACCAGTCATCCCATTGGCAGGCTTATTTGTTTAGATACTACCTGCACGATCACGTGCAATAGCACCAGTACCAGAGCGACCACTAAATGCGCCCTGCTCTAGTTCTGTAAGTTTCTTACGTTGTGCTGCAGCCGATGATGCACCGCCAAGTCCAAAGATCTCAGTCTCTGCAGTTGTCTGTGTATAAGGGCTTTGCTTGTAAATATCTGCCAGCATTCCACCTCGTGGTGCTACTGCTGCTACTGTTTGGAATCCTTGCTGTGCTTGCTCCTTGCTAATACCAGCAGTGGCAAGTTGTTCAGCACGTGATACTCCAGTTGTTAATCCTTCAGCCTTAGCAGCGGTTCCAATTTCAGCAGCAGTTACCTTACGCTTGATCTTGTCAAGAGCATTTGCTGGATCGAGAACATACGCCAAGATATCTCCATTAGAAATTCCTGGATAAAACTGCTTAAGAGTGTTTGCAATTTCAGGATCTGAATTGACCACACGATTCTGTGCTGTAGAGATACGATCCTCTAGTTCAACATTGCTTACATCGTTGGCAATTAACTTGTTGAATCCTTCTTGTACTCCTATGTCATTCTTTGAATAATAGGAATCTGGTAATCCATAACGACGCATAATGTCTTGGTACTGATCTTCCAGCCCAATGTATGCTGCTGGTGACAATGCACTAAGACCCTTGCTAATACGTGCTTGGTTAGCAGCAAAACGTTGCTTGTAAGGTTCTGTTTGGGTTAGGCGAATACTAAACTCCGAAGGAGATACACCTTCTGTAATTAAATCTCTTAGTGGCGTAACTAGCGTTCCTAATCCGTATCTGTCAAACTCCTGAAACAATAGATCGTATGCCGATCTACGTTCGTTAAAATCTTTATACTCTTCAGTTCCAGGAACATATGGATTATTAGGAGCACCAGATCCCATTCCAGTAGTAGCAGCGTTTAGAAATCTTTCTGTTGGTTGACCAGTGCTTACGTTTCCAGTTGTTGTGGTTACAGGTGTTGCCGTTGCTGTTGATGCGATTCCATTAACATAATTACGACCACCAGAAATACCTGTAAACGGTTTTCCATTTACGATTAATGGAGCGGCTGCTGTACCGAGAGAGCCAAAGGCTTGCTTCTGCGATGCGCTACCTTCGTAGGCTAAATTTTGCTTCGGACCAGTTCCCGCTAGTCTATTATACTCGGGCGTTCCATAAACACCAACACCATTAATGTCAATCTGACCTTTGCGACCAGCGCTACCTGATGCAATACCAATAGGATTGACTGAACCACGACCAGATATTAAATTACCTTGCTCGTTGTAAATGCTTACACCGTTAGTATCTCTGACTACTACTGTTTTTGTTTCAGGGTCATAGAATGAATCACCATATGTTGGTGCATCGCCTAAGTTTTTTTGTACCTTCTCAACTACTTTAGCGTACTGTGCTCCTCCTGGAGATACACCTGCACCTAGTCCTATATTTTGATTTCCCTGACTTAGGTTAAGAGCCATAGCGTTGTTGATTAAATTAGATGGACTTACTGGAGTTCCATCTGCATAAAAGAAACCAAGTACATCTGGTGTAGTCACGCGCTTGTAACTCATATCACCAGGTGCAAATTGTGAATCAGAAATAGACCCGTAAAATACTTCTCTACCCTTATCGTCTTTACCTGCTGGGTTTAAATTACTAATATCAGCCATTTGCTATCCCCTAAATCCAAAGTCTTGAAGGACTTTCATTACTGCATCTGAAGTTTCTGAACGGGCATTGTTTGTGTACTGCCAACGTGGATCTTTGCGAAGAGAACGTTCCCAATCATAGATTGACATTTCCTTATCAGGTCCAATAGCAGAACGTAATGTCTTGTCATCCAAACCAATAGTTTGTGGATTGACCTCAAGGACAGAGGCCATAACATTTTTATATGGAGAATAGATAGTATCCAAATCAACGCCCAGATCTAGCAATGAGGCTACCTTATCAGGCAAGCCAAGTTTTGCTGTTTGGCGAATGATACTCTTAAACGTGTTTGGATCTTCTCCCTGAAGGATTCTTGATAGCCAATCCTGTGCATTAGCACCAAACTGTGTATCAAAGTTTAATCCATTAGCAGCCGCTGTTGCCTTGAGAGAAGCAAGTGCTCCACCTGCTGCACCGCCTACTGCCTTGCCTGGTGAGTAAGTAAACTTAGCGCGGATTAACTTATCTACTAGAGCAGAACTTGCGCCTAGTCCTAGTGATAACGCATTGTTAACAATATCATCGACATCTGTTTCTGCAAGAGGTACACCTAGAGCAACGGCACGATCTGCAATAGACTGACGTAGATCCTTTGCTCCACCTTCTGCTGGAGTTCCACCAAATCGCTTATCTGAACGTAACTTAGCAGAAAAGTCACTAAAGGTCATTCCACCTTTTTCGGTGAAGATACCTTGCAATAGTGGGTCATTAAGTTTGATCGTATTAGGATCAATGTTAAATGTCTGTGCCATTAAGTTGATGTAGTTACCGTAGACACCATCTAGGTCATAGCCACTACGAAGTAAGTCTTGTACGTACTTGCCCTGTGTCTTACCAGCATCATCGCGGATAAGTTGCTTAAAGTCATTGATAGGTCTACCAGATGCAATCTGTTGCAACCATCCATCAATTTGACCTGTGTACTTTGTCTCTAAGTCAAATCCATTAGCAGTAGCAGTCTGACGTAGTTGCTGCAATGCAGCACCTGTTGCACCCTTGAGAGTTCCCTGTGATGAGATAAAGGTATTGATCTTCTTAGCAATACGGCTTTCATTGTTCTCAAAAGCCAAACCATAGATATCGGTTGCTGCCTTGAGGATGTCATCATCGCTCATTGAAGCGCCGCTTTGATCTGCTGCTAATTTAATAGCATCAATGGTGTCCTGTAGGCCACGACCATACTCATCTTCTTCATTGAGTTTGGCTAACTTCTTTTGGTAGTCTGGATCTTTAGGATCTAACTTAGCCTTAAGTCTTTCGTATTGACGCTTTTCAAACTGACGCTGACGTACTGTTCCTGCCTGTGAACCCCACCAATCGGTGTTCTTCAAACGACGCAAGAACTCGTCACCAGTCATATCATCATTAGGGTCTTCGACCTTGCCGATGGCATCTGTTAATAGTTTTCTTAACTGTGCATCTGATGCAAAGATTTCATCTACTTCGCCGTAGGTTGTCTTTGCCTTATTAAGAATCTTATCAAAGCCTGTAAGTGTTGGAGCAACTATTGTGCCAGCAGGACGTGGCGCACCCATAGATGCTTCATCTGCAGCACGGAATCTACCTACATTAAATGTTGATGGGACTTCTGCACCTGGTTGATTAGCAGCCTGGTTGCCAGTCTGATTGCTAGTTTGTGCTCCTGATTGAGCATTTGCTTGTGGCGCATTACCTGTTGCTACACCGTTTTTGTAAATTTTACCCTGATATGTACCAGAAAATGTAGCACCATCTTTTAATAGTTTGCCACCCTTGGTTACGTAACCAGCACCTGGCTCCTTTGGTGGAGTAACAGCGGTTGCAGTATCTTCAGTAACACGCTTACCTGATGCATCCCAGTTCTCATTACCACGAGTCCAGCCCTTTGTATCAGGATTGTATACAGCAGCAGATGGAACGCTCATTGGGCGCTTAATAATCTTGCCACTTTCAACAGCAATGTTAAGCGACTTAGAAAGTTTTGTAATGCTTTCATCTAGTGCAGGTTGTCCTGGACGACCATATAGATTTGTCTTTGCTGCCGCTACATCACGAGCATTATTCTTATCTTCGTTAGCAATAACGTCAATTAACTTCTTGCGAGTTGCAAGCATACTCTTAAGTAGTGCTTCATCTCTTGCACGTTGCTTTTGTTCAGCAGCAGTTTTTGCTGCAGCGGCACGGCCTTCCATAGCAGCCTTATCAGCAGCAGCCTTAGCCTTAGCAGCAGTAGCCTCAGCAGCCTTTGCTTTTGCTACTTGTGCCTTGGCTTTTTCAATGTCTTGCTCTAATGACATATTAGTCTACACCTAACGCTTGCTTGAAAATATCATAAAAGCCGAAGACTTTTCTGGACTTTGCTTCATCTGTTCCTGCGATCTTCTGGAACAAAAACTCTTCTACATCTGGTCCACCAGTTTGAGTAATTGCATTTGTTGAACCGCCAGAGTAGGTTGTGACTTGAGGCTTTGCCTTCTGTCGTGCAGTCATCTGTGAGTAGTACTTATCAAACTCAGCCTTTGTTGGACCGCGACCTAGTAGATCTTCAAAGATCTTGTTGATGACAGTACGGCCTTCTAGTTCTGTAGAGATTCTGCGTTGGATAGTAGTGCTTGGACCACCACCTGAGCCACCAGATCCACCTGTTGCTTCACCAATAGACTCTACGAGGAAAGCGGTACGGTCAATGTTGCCGCGATAGTCTCTTAGCATTACACGAGCATTCTCCATATCGGAAACTGCCTTGAGTAACTTAGGAGTTAACTTAGTAACAGCCTTGCCACGATAGTAAGGTGTCCTACTAAGTTTTTCTGAAAAGATTTTGATGGCTTCTGGACCACTGTTAGCAATACCAGTGATGTATGTTTTGAGATCTACCTCATCTTGTCCAGCCTGTGGTTGAACACGTGGAGCAGTTGCTGCAGCCCTTGCTGCGTCAGGTGAACCATATACCATACTCACGTTATGCTCCCATCAATTTTGAGAATAGTACGTTGTATGCACTTAGTGTATTCTCGTTTGTCTTAGATAATTTTTGTAACTTATTTAGTGTAGAAACTTCTTCTGCATCTACTAGATAAGAACTGCCAGGAATCTTTTTAATTGTCTTCTTTGTTTCCTGGAACTTGTCATATACATCAAGCATTTCCTTGAGTGCTCTAGTAGTTGCAGGAGCAGCCTTGTATGCATTCTCGTCATCGAGCATATTACGTAGATCATTAAGAGCCGCAACACGTTCAATGGCTCGCTTGCCACCTTGTGCAAGTTCTTCTTGTACTAATGGACGGCCAGCCTTGAATGTTGTTGACCAATCAGTCCATTCTTGACGTAGGCGACTGCGTTCAAAGTCTGTACCTACCTCAGTCAAAGACTTCTCAAATGTATCTTTGCGGTCGTAGTAAGTCTGCAAATCTGCTGCAGTCTGTACCTCACGTAGATAGTCTGTAACAGTCTTGTTCTTGCGTAGGCCCATATCTGTCATAGTCTTGTATGCATCCCAAGAGTATCCAGCCTTGTGTGGAATAAGGAATGCAGCGCCCTGACGATAATCCTTGAACAACTGTTGATTGTTCTCAACGAAAGCATTTGACTCTTCTGCATAACGGAAGTATGCAGTTGTTGTACGGTCTGACTCGCTGACAGTAAATGGAATCTGATCTGGATACAATTCAACCCAACGCTTCATTGCAGCGTCGTAGTCTCCTGGGTACTGGTTAAGTACGCTGTACCAAGTCTGCTTGAAGTTGGCCTTACCATTGTCACGAACCCATTCAGTAATGTCTGAACGTAGTTGTACCTGTGGTGATGCTGGTGCAAAGAAGCCAAAGAATACACGAAGGCCTAAAACACCTAGCGTAGTGTTCTTCAAACGCACACGATAGTCTTCAAGTTCCTGTGGTGTAAATGGAATTGGAGTCTTAACTCCATCAATCATCTCGTACTTCTGCTCTAAACCGTGTCCTGCAGACTCAAGATAGGTCATAGACTTACGCATCGCTGATGCATATTGTCCATCGCGCTCATCTTGGTTCATTGCAGCATAGATACGGTTAACGTGTGCTGGCAAGAATGCTGAAAGCATTGACTGATCTTCAGCATAAGGTCCAAGTGTCAGACGAGTAATCGTATCTGCTGATCCTGGGCTAAAGATTCCTACAAGATTGGATATTGTCTTGATGGATACGCCTGATAATGGACCTGCAAACGTAGGAACCAGTGAGTCTGGATTCAAAGATGGTGTTAACATCTTTACCTTTGCACCAAATTCCACTGGGAATGGCACCTTAAACTCTGCTGGTACGCCTAATGCCTGCATTACACCCTGAACAACACGGTAAACCTGTGTCATTCCTGGATAAACGAAGTATGGTTCACCCTTATCGTCTTCTTGAATCCATCCAGAGTGGGTAATACCCTCATATGTAAGGCTTGCCTTAACAATTGCCTCTGGATTGTACTTAGCAACACGTGTAATGCGTCGTGCGAAGTCTTCAGATGCACGATAGAAGCGTGCAAAGTTACGAATAGAGAAAGCCATCTGGCTCTGAACCATTGGATTATCTACGTAAGCAAGTGTTTGTAGACGTGCACGGTCTTCTACGATCTCTGCAAGTTTACGTTCTGCACCAAGTGTAGCCTTTTCGATAGCCTTTGTATTCGCAGGATCGATGCCGCGAGTAAAGGAATCAATGAATGCCTTCTCATAACCAGTATCTTCCAACTGCTTACGGAATTGAATCATATTGTAAAGAACAATAGGCTCACGTGACATACGAGCATTGGATTCACCTAGCCACTTATAGCCAAGTTCCATAATGGATGATGTGTAGTTACCAGTCTCAGAGACTGCAATCAACTTAGGACCACTAATGTAGTCAGGAACATCAGCACGGTTAGTAGGCAGGTCATCCAATGTCAACTTGCCAGAGATGAAATACCTCTGTCGCACTGGGTCATAGGAGCGGAATTGATCCAACAAGTCGGTATTAATAGTAGTACCGTCTTGCTTTACCATTACCTGCTTGACTGCTTCGTAAAGATTTTCTGCGTGGCCTTGTTCATCTGTATCGTAGTCTTTCCAACGGAAGCGACTAGAAACCTGTGGGTTGTTCTCAAGCCATTCACGTGCAGACTTAATAGCAATCTCTGGATTATCAAGGTTTGCTAGAACTGAAGTAGCAAGTTCATCGTTTGCGTAGTATCCAATACGAAGAAGCCAACTTGTCTTTGCTGCCTCATCCTGGAAAGGATCAATCTTTCCGTATGCTTCTCCACGCTTATCGCGCTTGATGTTCTTAGGTACGTTTACCTCAAGGGCTGCAACACGTGTGCCACTTTCCTTCTGGTAGGCAATCACTCGCTCTGTATAATCAAGTCCAGTGTTAAGATTCTTACCACCTTCGACTACATCTTCAAGAGCATTGTCGATATTGCCAAATCTAATTTGCTTTGCAAGGATTGCAGTATCACGCTCAATCATTTTGCCAAGACCGATAGCCTTGTAGAAGCGATTCATCTTCCCTTCGCCAAGAGCCTGAGCAAATACTTCACGATATTCTTCGATATCTCCGTTGCGATCACGAATCTCTTGCATCTTTTGTGCATACTTTTGTGATTCGTTCTTATTAACGATACGCATAATCACGCCAAGTGGATCTTCAGCGCGACCTTCCCACTTGGTTAGTCCCTTACCAGGTTGGCGTGCTGTACGAAAACGTGTTGATAGGTGCTTTGCTACTGGGATTCCCCAAGGATTCTTACCAATAGCAAGGTTAACCATTAAATCTTCTGTTGCGTTACGTAATGCATAACGTGGACCAGCAAGTGTTAGGAACACCCAGGCAGATGTTGTCTTTTCCACAAACTGTGAATGTGAAATTCCCATTATCTTCTGAACAAGCGTGTTCTTTGCAGCAAGGCGATCTACATCAACAAGACTTGGAGCAGATACCCACGACGACAGATCAGTTGCAGCAAGTGCAATAGACTCATCAGATCCTGCTGGGATAGATGGGTTGCGACCATTTACAGTAAGTGCAAACGATGGCTTCTCTTTGCCAGTAGCAAGACGTACAACCTTTTGTCCAGTCTCTCCAAGGTTAATACCACGGAAATCTGCAATAGTTCCCCAGATTCCATCGTACATAGCCTTGCGTGTACCTTCATCAGCGTTGTCAAATGCCTGTGCAAACAACTTAGAGTCACGTTGTGGCATAACCAAACGTGCTAAGCGATACATCTGTACATCTGCGTCTTTTGCTAGTACATCTAAACCTTCCATAGCAGCGTATGGGATAGGAGTAAACTTCTGCTTAAACTTGTCAATGCGCTTTACAATCATTGCTGTTGAAAAGTATGCAGCATCTTTAGGGTTAGCATTAGCCTTTAGATTTGCAACAATCTTTTGCTGATTGTCAATGATTGCCTTAGCAATTCCATCATCTGTTGCTGGAGCACCAAAGAATGTATCGTCTACAAGTTTTGGACCAACACGATCAATATCAAATACCTTGTTTGCTGTTGTAAAAAAGTTAACACGTGCTTTACGTTGAGCATTAAGCGTAGGCATCAATACACGACGACGACCAATTTGGCCCTTCATCATCTCATCTGTCTGCTTGGTATTAAGGAAGAAAGCCTTAGCACTGAGTGCATCTGTAATAGGAACAGCGTTGTCAGATGTATTAATAAAAGACTTGATAACTGTTGGTCCAAACTCTGGAGCCAATACCCTCATCTGATTACTAATAGCAAGTTGCTCTGCAGTGTTCCTTGTTTCTTTTGCCTTGCTAAAACCTTGAAGTAACTTACCGTACTCATCCCAAAATGCTACGTTGTTAGCCTTTGAAAAATAGTTATCCACATTCTTAGTGGATCCAGTAATTACATCTAGTGCGTAGTTCTTAACATCTATAAGGCGTTTAGCCCTACCAGCAAGTATCAATGGATCCGCAAATACACGGTATGCAGCATCGATAGTTCCTGATACAGCCTTGTAAGCAAGGCCATTATTGACTAGATCACCTGGAGTAATGGCATCAATGAAGTTTGCAAATTGGCGACCTGGAGAATACTTGGCAGCATTTACCTCTGCTAGAGCATCGTTAAAGTTTGCCTGGTCTGCACTGATTATCTCTTCAGTTGCACCACGTTGTGTACCTTGAGTCTTTTGTGCAAGACGAAGATATACGAGTTCCTCTGGAGTTGCATCTTTAATTAACTTACCGATGTCTTCGCCAGCAGCAAGTTTCATAGCAACGTTTACTTGAACGCTTCCATACTTAGCCTTGACCTTATTAATACGGTCATCGTTAAATACTTTATCGCCTTTGTCGTTTGCTCTGTTCCAAGCATCTTCAATATCACGGTTTTCCATAACAGCGATAGCACCAGTACGGTATACACGTGTAGAAAAATCTGAAACATTCTGTAAGCCAGCAAGTGCCTTACCAAAACCTGAAGCAACTGCGCCACCTGTATAGTGCCAAGCAGTGCCTAGCCAGCCACGGTTGGGCTTGCTTACTGGATCTTCTGTTCCATACTTAGCAATAAGATCTGCCTGCTGTGCTGGTGTGTACTTAGTAGTAAATACTGTGTTAGCCACGTTAGCAGGTAGGTTAGAAAGTTGTCTGTGTGCAGACTGTGCTTTATTGAAAGACTCGATAATCTTAAGTTCTTTATCAGAAAGACCTGCTGCTGCTGCGGCTGCTTTTAGATTCTCAGCCATTAATTTCCTCGCGCTAGTGCATTCTGGTACAGGATTATGATCTCACCTGTTGTGTCATAAGGAATCATCTTTGCTAAAGTGTCTGAAAGTTTTGCTTGTGCAAACTGTGACTGCAAACCTAAAGCCTCTGGCCCTGGCCCTGCTCCCATAGCGATACCTGCTGTAATTGGTTCTTCAGGTCGTCTTGTTGGCTCAAATAGACCAACAACATCTTCTCGTGCTGGAGCCTTTTGTGCTGCAGCCTCAACTTGACCTGTAGGTATTCCGCGAACATCTGGTGTTCTAGCGGTAGGTGCTCCTGCTATTTGTTCTTGCATAGCCTTACGGTCACCGTAATTTTGTGATGCTGGTAAATCTGTACGAACAGAGAATTTGCCAGGACCTGATACGCCCCTGATTGGGTTATCTGCCATCGGTTTCCTCCTCTATTGTTTCTAAATCGTTTGCAAATTGTTCCCACGCTTTGTTTACTTTGGACTGACGATTAGCGTGGTATATCGCTATCTCCATTACTTCTTCTGTGAAGGTATGTACAGAGCCTGCGATGTTGTGTATAAAACCTGAAAGGGTTACAAGAAAATCAGCGAAGTGTACTGGACGCGGAACATCGTTGTTATTATTTTCCACGCCCAGTACCTCCATTAATTAGAATTACTTTATCCCTTTTTTACTGCGTTGCCGCGACGACCTGCTGGCATCATTGATGGTACTACCTTGCCTGGTCCTGCTGGCTTAGAAGTATCCTTCTTGCCTTCAGTTGGCTTCGACATTGGTGCTGCTGCACGTGATCCTTTGTTCATATTTACACCCCCTCTTTATGCTGCCCCGCCAATGGCGGCTAGTAGGTTTCCTATATCTGGACGTTGAGCAGCAGCGGGTGCGCCTCCTGGTTGTTCTGGAGTTGGCTGCGAGGCAGGGGCAGGGAGTGCTCCCGCTGCTGGAACTTGAGGTGCACCCATCATCTCTGGGGCTTGTGGCATCTCTGGCGCTGCTGGTGGCGCAAATGCCTTACCAATAATAGTTTCTAACTGAAGACCCTTTTGACGGCCTTGAATAACTTCTGCAATACGGGTAATGATCTGAGATGGATCTTGACCTTGCGCTGCAAGGGCTGGTATTGCCTGAGCGTACTGAGCAACAGCAACGCGCAAAGAGTCGCGCATCTCTTCAATGTCAACACGCTGTTCCTCCTGAGTTACGTTTAACTCCATTGGAATCTCACGACGTACATAGTCACGTGATACCAACTTGTCAGAACGCATTTGTAGCAATGCAACGATTGCACGGTTTGGATCCATACCAGACATAATGCCGTAACGGACATCTACGCCGTAGTTGCCATCAATCTGCTTTGATGGGATGTACTTCATATTGAATGGAGTACCGTCGTCTACGCCCTTGATTTCCTTCTGCATATTGCCAAAGATCTTCTCATCTACTTCAAAGCAAAGAGAAGCAAGGTCTGTAAACATACGAGCAAACTGTGCTTGTGCTGATTTGATCTGTGTATCAAAGCCTGCTTGTAGCGCTTGTACACCGCGACCTGTAACGATAGATGCATCGATGTTACCTGAGCGAACCTCTGGGTAACGAGAACCTAAACGTAGTTCACGCTCTAGGACACCTGATTCTGTGAAGACTCCAGGTGGTAGTTCTAGTGGAACACGGCGAATACCTTGTGGATTAGCAGAACGCATAATCGCATCAGGACCAAGTGCCAACTCTTGCACATCTTGTGGGATAGCAATAGGTGCTTGGATAGATTTTTCTGCTGCTTGGATCTGCAATACTGCAAAGCGAGCACGAGCAAGTTGAACTGATAGAACATCATCAAACTGTCCACGTGCTTCACCGTCGATAGATGAGCGCATAGCAACGTATGCCATACACTTACCGATAGGGTTTGGAATGTTTGAAAGTACTAGGTTCTTACGCTCTGGGATAAAGATTAAGTCTTGGTCTTTGTCGTGGTAGCGAACCAAAGATAGGTAAGGTGAACCTTGACCGTAGACATTCTTTGGCATAATCTGGTCATAGAACTCTGGGTACTGTGCTGCTAACGTCTCAGCATCGGTTGCCATAATTTGTGTAATCGAAATTGTGCGACCGAATCGATCAATTTCAGGATAAGTACCAAAAGGATTAAGCAAACGTATTCTCGGATTATTGGTTTCATAGTCCATCTCTACAATCGCTGGCAACATACCGTAAGTGTTAAACCAATCAGCACCAGTGTACATTTGAATTTGTAGTTCAGATGCACTGACGTAATGGTTGACAATACGAGTACGAGTATCTGCAGCCTTGCGTGCTGAGTCTGAAACCATATTGGTTGCAGCGCAGTTAAAGGATGGCAGCGGTGCCATTGCTTCTGCAAGGTCACGTGCTGCTACGTCAATGAAGTTAGCAACTAGAGGCTTTGGGTATTCCTCTGAAAACATCGCAGGGTAAACCTTGCTAATGTCTCCCTGACGTACAGAGAGCACATCACGCATTCTCTGGTCACG